CCTTGACTGCTGTGATATAATCTATTTGCTCTCTATCCATTCGCTGATGATGTAGGCGCCCATCGCTGTGATTGCTGCCGTATATATATTGCCAGAAAGTGCCAAAGCAGTCCAAAATGACGTACACTTCCAGCAACCAAAGCCAGCATGAATGTAATCACCGAGCTTGGTGCTTGGGATGACCTTGATAAATAGAAGGTCAATGACCCAGTGCAGAGGCTCGAAGTTGGCAATCAGCCACCCGAGTGCGAGATATGAGAGTATCAGTTCCATACGTCAAAGATAACTTTAAAAATCAATATGATAGCCACTGCCGTCACGAGTATCATCGTGGTGAGTGCTGCGAGGTATTCTTTGTCGGGTCTCATATGTTTAGGTTGTTTTCGTTTACTAATTCACGGAGCTTTGCCCTCCAGTATTCTGTGACTTCCATCTCCACATCGGTAGCCTCTCGATTGTGCCAGTATCCGTGCTTGATTACTGAGCGCATTTCGTTGTCCAGGTCCCACACTGAGTGCTTCCATTTCCATCCATCGAGCGCATCTTGCAGGTCTTTGCTTTCATCGTGGTCAAAGTGTAGTGTTGCTTTCATTGTTCTTGTTGTTTAAATGTCCTTAAAATTGTTAGTAGCAATAGCAAATATTGAGAAAAGAGAACCCATTACATACACGAAATAAAATCCAATCGGAGTTATTCCAGTTTGCTGTTCATACCATTGTGTAAATATTGGAATCATTAAACTACCTACTATTGATATAGCAAGTGCTATTGCTAATTTTGTCATCTTATTCATTGTTCTTCTTTTACTATTTTATTAATTGTTTCTTCTGAATATCCAACTGCCTTTGATAAGTTTACAACTAAATCAATTAGCACATCAAATTCTCTAGCGCCTTCTACTTCTGCTGAATACGTAATTCCTGATACTTCAATTGTTACTTTCATTGTTCTTGTTGTTTAAATTGTAAATATTTTTCAAAATATTTCATTGTTCTTGTTGCTTGTTTCAATAAATATCTTAAACATTGTTCTTCACTACCTTGAAAGATAATTGTTTGTTCATCTTCAATTACTACTTGGTATGCGTCATTAATTAAATGTATTATTTTCATTGTTCTTGTTGTTTCAATGTTTTTTATTCCCAAATAATAGAACTATACTTTTTCTCTATCGCTATATATAAAGAGTTAGAAACTTCCATTTTGTTCCCTAAAGTTTCATTTACACATTCTGCCGCAAATCTTTCTGCAACGTGTTTTGCATACATTTGCATTAATTTTTCTTGGCTTGTATTATTATCTTTATAATAATGTAAAAATTCTTTTGCTGTTTTCAACTGATAAAGTTTCATTGTTTTGTTGTTTAGTTTAAAAAAGCCTTTTTCCCTCAAGAAGGCAATAACTCTATCTCCCTACGATGAGAACCGACACTTACTCGGCAGGCTACGTTCCGCACGTCTACGGCATCTCTCGTTTATATTTCGTTTTAAGATATGTGGCACTTTTTACCCATTATCCTTTTCCATATTGCTTAACTCAATTAACGCAGCCTTTTGCGCTTGCTTTAAATCTGCCTTCAGCTTCTCAATATACAGCGTGGCATCCATCAACTCCTCCTGAAGATGATTCAGCCAATCGGTTATGCTCAAGTCATCACGATCTAAAGTGCTCCCATATTTCTGGATGCCGAGCTGGCTGCGCTCATAATACTTGGACAGTACCTTGAGCACGATTGGGTCTTGTATTTGCTGTTCCATTAGTTAAGGCTTGACCATTGTTCATAGAATTCTTCTGGAGTCACTTCAGAGATGTGTACCTCATCCGAGATGGTAATCACGATGCAAGTGTTGACACCTGGCATCATGTTGAATAAGTCGTGCACCCTTGCAACCAGCTTATCGAGGTTGTCATTATTGGTGCCTATGTATGCGATGAAGTACTTCATTTCATTAGAAAGTTGAAGGCTTGGATGTAGAACTCATCACCAGCACCTTGACCTCTCATAAATCGGTTCAGTGTGTAGTATCTGAGATTCATATCCTCAGCCAAATGTGTCATTTTGTAGCGTTTTGAGAGTCGGGACCTCAACTCTTTATGAATGAAGTCCCGAATGTTCTCGCCATCAGAAAGGTAAATCGTCATCGATTTCATCTGTGATTGGTTTTGATGGTGCTGCTGCTGGTGTTGCGATGCGGATATCCCAAGCATTGAGGCTGACATAATATTTGCCATTGTACTCTCTGCCTCGAAGGTCGAACTTGACCTCGCATTCTTGACCTGGTGCTGCTCCATCCAGGAATCTCACTCGCTCATTGACAGCTTGGAATTGTACCAGCTGCGGATACTTGTCACCGATTGAGAGCACGAACTCTCTGATGTTCATCTTCTCACTCACTTGTTTGGCTTCACCGAGTAGGTGAATAGTGCCTTTTGCTTTTAGCTCTTCCATTTTTATTTGTTATTTAATTTTCCCTTTGTTGTTTATTATCTAATTGTTCAGCAGTCCATTTCTCATATAGCTTGAGACAGTGCTCGAATCCTTTGATAAATTCTGTTTTTTCGTTATTATTCAATAAAAGCATCATTTGTAAATGACCAAACAATGACACACCGATATCAAGGTCATCAAAGTTCTTTGGCTTGAGTGGTTCGCATCCCATTTTACTTATTGTTTAATTGTTCATAATACTCGTGATATAACTCTGATGCTTCTTTAAGGCGAGCAACCATCTTAGCCTCGATGTTCTCATCTCTGTCATACCAGAGTGCTGTGATTCTTTTCTCTGGGTCGATATGGTCAACTCTGTGCAGCTGGAGATTCTCGTATTCATTCAAGAACTCATCCCAGGTGGTGACCATGCAGTAGATGAGCTCAGCACATGGCTTGTCATATAGCATCATGTAAGCTCTGAGCTGCCATTCATAGAGTGGATTGACTGCATCTTCAGCAAGTGCCGGGAATGTATCGAGTGACCAGGATGATTTGACGTCAATGATGCGGTCCTCTGTTACGATGTCAGCAGTACCAATGAGATATTCATTCTCGATGGTCACTTCATTCTTTGTGTACTGTGTGAACCTCACCGAGTTGATGAGGTTGATTGATTCCAGCTCTTGCTCTCTACCCTTCCAGATGTATTTGTTGTTGAGTTCTGTGGTGTAGTTGTAGAAATCTTCCTTTGCACACTGCTTGATGTAGCTCTTGGCTGTTTCTCCGATGCTGTCCTTGGCTCTGCCATTGGTCATCAGTTTACCGATTTGCGATGGATGCCATTTCATAGTGCGAGAGCTTTGAGTTGTACTTCAGTGAGTGCATAGTTGGAATTCAACTGCTCTGCTGTATACTTGCCAGCTTCGATTGCTTCGAGTGCTGATTTGAATCGCTCTGCATTGATTGTTGGCTTTCCTTTCTGTGAATCTGCTGCACCATTTCCATCATCGTCAACGGCTTGAAGTGATAGCAGTGACTGCAATGTACCTCTGCGGAAGTAAGTAACGGCAGCGAGCACCTTTTGTGGGTCTGTGATGACTGGAAGGCTCATGAATGACTCGATGACCTCACCAGAGTCGATGTCGATGATACGAGTCACCACATCATTGCCAACCACTGGCTGCAAGAGAAGCAGTCCATGCTCGTGGAGGATTGGCTCCACTGTTGTGAGCAGCGCATTGATGTCAGCGTAGCTCTTTTTAAAATGTGGATTCGTTGCATTCTTTGCAACCTTTCCGATTTGCTGCTTGGCAGCGTGTAATTTTTGCCAAATGTTCATTGGCTCTGCGAGTGTAGCCTCCGCTTTTTTTGTAGTCATAAATTGTTGTTTTTGTTGTTTTGATTCGTAAATCTACGCTTTTATTTGATTGATTCGCAAAACTGCTCATAAAAATTTAAGAATCCTTCAAAATCTTTTGCAATAACATACACACCACCAGCCTCTTCGATGGCTTTCTGGTATGCTTTCTGTGCATCTGACTGCCTATCTTTTCCATACTTGACCTCAATCTTGACTGAGCGGCCCTTGATCGTGGCCGAGATATCTGCCGAGCCTGGTGTGCCGGTTCCCTTGGTCCACTGCCCACCGATGGCGACTCCATCAGTGCGATATTTCTTGCGATAGACTCCCATCGTATTGATTCTCTCCGCTTGGCATCCACTGAACTGAAGGAATGCGATGATTGATTTGGTCAGTGCATTGGCACCGTTGTCATTCCATTGGTCCAGGGCAATCAGGTGCGGTGGGATGGTTGGATACTTTTCCATTTTGTACTTGAGTTGGAGGTCTTTTAGGATTTGTCGGTGTTGTCTTGTCATTGGTTCTGATTTCTTAGTTTATGTTCATCTATTTTCCAGCTCATTTTGCATATCAGGTAGAGCTTGACCAATTCATCAAGTGAAAGCATTTCAATCTCTGACTTATTCCAGGACCATTTGTCATGAAAGCCACCACAATATGTGCCGCACTTCTTGACAAGTTCATGGTCAAATGCAATGTATGCTGGTGATATTCCATACACCATGTTTTCAATATCTTCTCTATCACAATTTAGTTTCATTGTTTCGCTTGTTCGTTTAGTTCATCCCAAATATCATCAGCTTCTGGAGTCGGTTTGGGAGTTCCCGAATCGAGAATGAAGTATCTGCCGTTGTGATTGCGCCCTTTGGTGATGTTGTATCCTTTATAGTCAGCATACGACTGCACCCATTTGAGGAATCTGCGAGGCTCGAGCTCTTTGAATGAGGTAAACTCGGAGGTGAATTCTTGAATCTTGCTTCCGTTGTAATAGTAAACATCGAGAGCCAGGTTGCCTTCTTCAGCCCAATCAAAGAAGTCCTTGCACGTTGCTTGGATGAGTCGCTTGGCATCTGCGTTGATGCTGATGGCTTTCATCAATCCATTTGTCAGGTACTTTTGGAGGTTCTTCACCATGTAGTTGTCGAATTTCAACCAATCCTCATCGGTCCAGGAGTCGAATAATAGGCGACCATACTCATCTAATGGGCTGCGCTTGCTGTGAAAGTACTGATAGAACTCCAGCTCGTGACGTCTGCGATCATGAGAAGAGCCTGCACCACTGATGACATAGTTGGTTGTGATGACAATCTTTGGTGAGCGGTTGAATGGGATGAATATCTCATCCTTGTTCTTTCGGTTGACGGTGATTCCCTCAGTGATGAGGCTGAATAACTGCTCGAAGTCGAATGCTTTACGCACATCATCGAATGCCAGAATCTGTGTGTCCAGATTCACTCGCTGATAAACGAAATCAGACTTGGATGGGTTGAATGACTTGCCATCAATCTTAACGACTCTGCGCAGATTTCCGAGTGCTGCCAGCATGAGTGACTTGCCTGACCCTCCATTCGGGTTGTCATCGATTTCTTGGTCATTGAAGATGATTGCTTTCTGGTCAGTCTTGTCTTTGAAGGTGTGCATTAGGTAGCCGAGTGTTGTCTCAAGGGCATCAACTCTGCCGCTATCATCTGCCGACACCTTGCTGACGAAATCTTGAAAGTCATTATTGCAGTCATCCAGCAGCGTGAAATCTCGCTCAATGATTTGATTCTCCCAGATGTAGCCATCAACATCGATGTAGCTCTTGAGCTCCACTTTGCTCTTGGATATCTTGGCAACACCATTCTTGAATGGAATATAAGAAGCATCCTTGCTATCCTGAAGCATCAGTATGTTGATGCTGTCAATCATATTGATGAAGTTCTCATTGAATAGGAATGCATTCCTGGAGCAGTAGTTCCAGACATCCATCTCACCTTTGCCTTGGAGATAGTTCAGCACAAAGTCCTTGATTTGTTCTGCCGATGATATCTTGACCTTGTTCTCCTTGACTCTGACAAATGTTGGCTTCTCAGCATTCTCTGGATAGTACTTATTGAATCCATTCTTGACCAAGAATTCAGCGTAATTTGATGGTTGTATGGTGATTCCACCTTTCTCATTGACCGACCAAAAGATATCATCACCGGTCTGAATCTCTTTCTTGATATCCTCAATGACATCCTCTCTCACGTTCAGCTGCTTTTTGATGTCATCATCTGTGATGCCGCTCTTGAGCTTCTGCCTTACCTTCTGAAAGGTATCTTTGTCCTCGAAGTACTTGATGCCATAGGAGGCTTTCTTGTAAGCCGAGCGCACTGTTGTGACCATCTCTTGCTCACTGAAGCTGGTGCCTTGCGCATACCTGGTGTATATGTACTGTTCTGCCGTATCCTTTGAGATGCCATACTCGCACAGCACAGCTGCCAATTTAAAGACAAATTCATTGCGACTGCCCTCAACAAACTGACAACCATGGTCGAATCGCTCAATGAGGTTGATGATTTTGTCCTCATCAGATAGGATGCAGATGGGAGTGCGCTCTGTGTAGCTGAATCCCTGGTCTTGCTCTATGCCTTCGAACACTTGACAGAACTCATTGAAGTAGATGTCTGGGTCATAGGATTCAAAGCACACCCGACTCACGTTGCTGTTCTTCACATCGAAGTATTCGCTGTCGAAATACTTGCCGAATGCTGTGAATCTGCGCTTGTGCTCTACCTTATCTGATTTCGGTATTCTGATGACTGCTTTGAGACCATTCCCACTGGGCGAAGTGAACACCATCATCACATGGGGGTCAGCAATTAGCCGCTTTCTTTCCTCCATCATCAGCTTCTTGGTTGGATATTGGTCGAAGTCAAGGATGCACAGACCAGAATGCTCGACCAAGCTGCTGTCATTTCGCTCGGTGAACGTCCCATTGAACATGATGGCATTCAGTGATGACTTCAGGCGGTCATGCTCTGGGTCAGCCTTCTCAAGTGATCGTATTGTTGCCACCTTTTTAACGAGCTCGGGGTTGCCGAGTCTGATGCGGTTGTAGACTTCTGTGATTGACAAAGAGAACGGTGTCTCCTTGGTATTGAATAAGTTTTTAAATACTGATACTTGACTCATATGTCGAAAATTTTGTATGATTTGTTTTTTGATTCTTCCATTTGTCTCAGCTTCATGTATTCTCCATATTCTTCAAATGTCATTTGTCTGATTGTATTCTTCATGTTTTGC